CTTACATATATCAGGAAAAAATAACCTGAAATAATGACTTCCATTTTTACCGTTTAGTAAAACTGATGCGGAACGCGATACTTCTCGATCGTACTTGTCGAGATCGGTCATGAAATCTGTGTGCCAGAGCATCTGATTTATAGCGAGTAATGGTGAGATCATACGAACACCATGCTGCCATCTAAATCCTAAGAAATAGACATTTGTCCAATCATTAAAAGTCGTTGACTTAATTGGATCAATTGGTAGATTGAATACTTTTTCAAAAATATCGCAATAAGTATCATAACTTGTTGCGCCTAAGTAAAACAAATTGTCATCTCCACAGAGTAAACAATTGTTTAATAAACCTGGTTCAATATATTCAATAACGATAGCCTGAGCTAACGTGTCTATCATGTTTGTAAACCCAGAACCTGACGGAACTCCGTGTGTTTTCACGAAACCGTAAGGTGGTTTACCTTTAACTCGAGATACCATAATAGAAGTGCAGAAATATTTAACTATTTCATCGAATATACGCTTCTGAATTGGCGTTAAATCTAGTTGTTGTCTTAAGATATTAAACGCACAAATAATAACTTCGTTTGTCATGTTTTGATCAAATGAAGATATATCAGTACCTACAAGTTTACCTTTCCCCTTAAATTTTTGGAAAAGTTTAGAAATTTTTAATCCATTTCGACCAATCACGTAGAACGTGTCTGTGTTGATAAAATGTTCAACAAAAGGGATAATGAAACAATCTTCAATAAGGATGATTGCTCCAGGATAAGGATACATAACTCGAATCTTTCGCGATAAATCGCCTAAAGCTTCTCTGATTTGTAACCTGAAACCTCTGGTCATAGGCCAGTCCCATATAAAATGGTCTAAGTTATTAAAAACTCTATTTGCTTGCTCAACTAATTGGTCAATGACTTGACCTTTTCGTTGGAATGCCGGAAACCCAGAACTTGATCGTCTGTTAATTTGGTTTTCAGCTGCAAACTCGGGTGTTGTTGGCTTAAATTTCGTAGTTGGAAAAGAGCAGAAATGTCTAACTCTATCAGTCGCAGAGACTAATTTACGAACATCGCCTTTGAAGTTTACCTCAACAGACATAAGCTTTTCAGCTTTATCTAAAGATTCGTCAAAATCTTTAGTTTCTGTTTTTGGAAACTGTCTTACATAGCCGCCGAAACCGGAGTTCCGAACGCGAGCTAGTAAACCCGTTTCAATATGCCAAGAAGGACGTTTTCCTGCAAACTTACCAGCGTGTTTGATAATATGGTTGTATTGACCATCACGCAGTAAATCAGTTAAATGAGCTTTTCTCATTTCCACTGACATCATCATACGTTTATAATATTTATGCAATTGACTAACAAAATCGTTACAGATAGTAAAACTCACAGTCATAGATTTTATGTGTTAGAAAATTTTTACTCAAGAAAGCAAGAGCACCATACAATTTGTGTCCTGTATGAAAAACATAATATAAAGCGCAAGACTTTAAGACTAATACTTGTGCACTGACGTAGTACATTCACGTGAAATTAGGACGGACCTTAAGGTTTATAGTCAAACCC